GCTTAGCAATATGAAACTCTTGACAACGTGACTTCAACGCAGGGATAATCTTATGCTGATAGTTACAAGTAAGAACATATCTAACTGTTTGGTGATAAGCTTCCATATCGTTACGCAGTGCTGCTTGTGCGGGCTGCGAGAGATAATCAGCCTCATCCAACAGAACAACCTTAAAGCTACCGAACGGCATCGTTTGAACAAAGCCATTAATCCGTTCACGCATATTATCAATGCCGTTTTCACGACTAGCATTGATTTCTAGGACATCAAATTCTTCTACTCCGAGTTCGTTGATGAGAACTTTTGCAAGAGTCGTTTTGCCTGTTCCAGGGTCGCCTGAAAGCAATAGATGAGGAATGGACTTATCAGAAATCCAGCGTTGTACAATTGCTTTCTGATTTTTGTCAACAAAAACATATTCTTCTACCTTACTCGGACGATACTTTTCTACCCAAAGATTATTTTTCATCGGTTACTTTCTTGTTAAAAACTGATGATAACACAACATCGTTACCAAAGTCAAGATCGAATTCATCCAATTTCTGAATCGTTTTATATGTTTTGAAAAACATATAGGTTGCTAGCCCGGCAGCAAGTGTTACTGCTGCTGTAGCGATGATTGTAGTGGTGTCGGGTTTTTTATTCATATCTTAGTATAGTATAAGTTGAGAAAAATGTCAAATAGATTGGGAAAGTGATTGATCCATTGCAGCAATCATTCAATTATTTCTCACTTTCCCAATCCTATCAGTATTCTTTATCTGTCATTGTATAATCGTTTACTGGTGTTTCGCTAATTAATAAAATATCGTTTGGATCTACCTTACGGATCGTTTTCTCGCCTTCAGAGTCTTCAATGGTCATACCACGACTCCAGCGACCGTGTGCTATCATAATATAATCACCTACTTTAAGGTCTTCTTTACATTTAGGTCCTATTGAGTATATTTGCGCCCATCTTGGACGAATCCCTGCGCTTTTCATATCATCGTTAATCATGATGATGCCACCACGACTTAGACGCTCTCTGAATTCCATCCCGTGAACTAGGATGTGATCTCCAATTGCTTTAAACTCTTTAAACTTTGTTGTAGATAAGTTACGTTTTTCTGCCATATATCAATCTTTGCTAGGATCAAACGAGTCCGGTGCCTCACTTGCAGGCTTAATTTTAATCTTCTTAGATTCTTGTACTAAGTTTGCTTCTAAGGCTTTAGCTGCTTCGATAGCTTTAATTCTATCAATTGTTTCATCTTCCTCAGTAGTATCCAAAAACTCTAGTTCTTCTTCTACTAACTGTGATAAGTCAATTTTAGTTTCGGGAGCAGGTGCTGATTCAATAGGCGTGAAGCTATCTACTTGCTTTTTCTTTACGATATTTGCTGCTCGGTTACTGACAGTCTTTTGGTATCTGTCTCCGACCTTTTTAGTTACCGGTAATACAATTTTACCAGTAGCATCAATAGTATCGCCTCTAGCATTAACGCTCATATTACCTACTGCGCGGGCTCTTTCGTTTTTGGCAGCAAGTTGCGACATATCAACTACCTTACCCATTGCTGTTCTATATTTTGCCATAAGTTACTCCTCTGTATTATTTATGTGTATCTAATCATCTATTTTAAAAATTCACTGACATCAAGATCATAGTATATCGGATTGATTTTGTGAATTCCAATAAGAAACAAGACAAAACTACTTACGCATGATCCTCTTCCCACACCCCAAACAATGTTATTATTTCTCATGGTGTCAACTAGATATTTCAAATACTTAAGTAGTATTAACATATCTCGTTCCTGAAACATTAATAGTTCTTCTCCTGCTCGTTGCAGTTCAGTTTCAGATTGACATTGGTCTAATACGAATTTAGCTATGTCAAATGTTTGGTATTCAGACGGGAAGTGCCATGTGTTACTTGATTGAATATCGAAATCTTCGATAGAAATATCTAGTTTTTGATATTTTTTTACTTTAGTAGGCGTTTTTAAATCTAATGAGTCATCAAACAAAATATCGTTTTCTACTAATATTTCTCTTTTGGTAGAGAATTCAGTGTTGGTTAGATACAAATCTACCAAATCATTCTCATTGAATATTAACTGACCATACTTATCTTTGAACATAGTGTTATCTTACACTATTATTAACAGGATTTCAAGTTAATTTTTAGCCGTTTCTCGCCAAGATAAGCCCAAACCAGTCCAATCATCATTAAATAATTTGATTACTTTATTGTGGTCTATGCCATCAGTTGCATGATTCGTGATTGCTAAACAGGGACTGTTCCACCAGTATTTTCCACTAAATGTACTTTCTGCTGTTTCTGATACTAAATTAAATCTTACTCCGTCGCTCATAGTTGAACCTATAACCAAATCAGTAATCTTTAATCTATTTTCCATAATGCTGTTAAGCTTAAGTAACAGTACCATTGCTATAATTTGATCATATGGTTCTTGTGGTAATTCACATATTCTCAAGTCCACATTTTCATACTTCTTAATGATATCACTATTAGCTGAGTTTACAAATACTGAATTAGTAATTAATTCGCTCAACAAATAGATAGCTCTATCCATTGCAATATTTTGTTCTTTGATTGAATCAGTTTCTACCAACATAGATACAGTTATGTCATACACATTCACATGAAATTTGTTTTCAAAATACAAGCCTGTTTGAAAACAGAAATCTCGTTCAATACGGGTGTGCATCGTTATCTATCACTCTGAATGTTGATTTGGTTGTTCAATTTCTGCTTAGCAAAAACTTCATCAGTCTTTTTAAAATACTGCGTTCTATGACTTTCGAGAACCATTTGAAGTTGATGTATTAGCGGACCGTTTTGTGTTCTGTAAGCAAAGGTGAGTTTATTCATAATATTACTTATGGCTTCCTGTATCTCTTCCATTGACTTGTCTTCTAAATCTTTGCTTGTTAAAAAAGGATGTTCCATGTCTTACCAAGAAGTCAGTTCTATTCTTTTCCAAATATCAGTACCGATAATGGCTGTAGCTGTAATATTGGCAGTCACACCGAGGTTGCCTATAGCGACAACGCCTCCAGCAGTACCTGCTACTCTTGTACCACTAATAGTAATGTTAGGTGATGCAATGGTCTTAATGTAATACACATTGTTAGCTACAATATTAGTGTTTGCAGTATCCACATTACCAGTAAAGATAATTGGAGCATTTACCGCTAAGCTACTAGTATTGTTGAGTTGAATAATATTTCCAGAACTAAAAGTATTAGATACTGATTTAGCATTCACTGTTGAATTAAAATCTGCGGTGCAAACATATAGATAGCTAGTTGGATTACCATTAAATGCTTGAGAGCTTGTACCTACATCACGTGCCGCTCCGCCTGCTGTAGTAGCAACAGTAAATGCAGTAGCATTAGCAACTGTACTTACAAAGTAAGTAGTTCCTGCTGTAAGGTTGCTATTAGCAGCATCAGTATTACCAGTAAACACGATAGGTAATTCAGGATACAGACCGGAAGTTGAATTTACAATAATGTAGTTGCCGGTACCAATAGTGGAAGTAACGTTAAGCTCGCCCACACTATTTCCAACTGCAACAGTTCCGGGAGCATCTCCCGGAAACCCTGTGGGGGGAGGATCACGATTGATGATTTGAGTTGATTGATAAGAACGATTAACTGGACTCATCGTGATAGTGTTGCCGCAATCAATTGAAGTGAAAGTATATTCCAAAATTTGAACATTAGCCGGTGCTGTAATAGTAGCAACATTGCTAATATCCTTGTAATTCTCTATAATAGTGACACCAAAATTGTTATTTGACGAAACTACTTCACTAGGCAATGATATAACCGCATTTGCGTTAGCGACTGCTAATCTAACGGTTACTGAGCTTTCAGTGTTTACAGGAGCCCAGCTACCAAATTGCAAGGTAAGGTTTCCAGTTAATGTACCATAATGAACATCTGCTCTGTTAACATCTACTAGAACAGTACCTACCAATGCATTACCGAGATTATATGTAGTGCCGCGCCAGCCTCTAGTAGATGCATTGCTAATTAGTGTGTTAGCCATATCATTGTTCAATACTGCATTATTCAGTGCGGCTTTCAACACTACTTTATTCTGAAGATCAGTAATCTCAGTTCCAGCCGTGTTTAATCCATTCCTGATTTGAGCGAAGTTATCCCTAAACCCCTGAGAACTGTTGTTCTCGCCGGGTACTGGATAGTTAGTGTTGATTCCGTTTGTGTTAATCTGACTCATAATTTTTGTTCCATAATATATTTATCGTGGATACTGGGTATCGTTAGGTAAAATTGTCTGTCTGGGAAATAAGACATAAAAATCTTGGCTATCAATAGGATCGGGAACCGGATCACCACTCGGCAATGCAGTCCAAGCTGGAGGCACCAAGTTATTATCGTAGTTGTACGTAGTGCTTTTGTCAACCGTAAATCTATCGATATTGAAAGCGATTTGATTAAGACGCTGTATCTGCCCCACTGGATTTTTCCAATTGTTTTCTATGTTATTCTTAATGATTTCTGAGAAGCCCGGTTTAGTGTAACATATAACCCAAGCAGGAGTGTAGCCTAAAGTATTGCCATCTAGTTGCTGACTTGTCATCCATAATGGCAAGATATATGTATTTTCTTCACTACCTATTACATCGATTACCTGTTGTCTCATGTTGGGCAAACTATTAGGATATAGCAATCTAGCAAATCCCGGTGTTAAGCTAGTATAGAACTGTGTTTGTCCGCCCTGTCCGATATAGCTCGTGAATATGTCAGTGGAACTTGTGTACCAAGGACCCTCATTTAAGGGTATAAATCTTGGCCAAAATATTTCTTTACTGACACTTTGCCCAGCTGGATTTACTAAATTATCAATAACACTGCTATACACGACTTCATATATAATTTCGCCAGTTTGTTCGTCTCTAGCAATTGCAGTCTTTATTTCGCCTAATGTAATTTGTCTCCAATAGTGATTTATAGTCACAGCGGCTATGTATTCATCTAATGAACTAGAATTTATTCCGTATGCATGTTCATATATGATACTTGTTGCTTTACCAAAATTGATATCATTTGGTCTATATATCAT